TGTAGCCCCCAAGTTAGTTGTAGAAAAATCAAGAACTGCTTCTTGAACGTATGTGTTGGTACCTGCTGAAATATTTACAGAGTTACCAGTTACGGAATATGTTCCGGCCATTTTTTAGTCTCCCTTAAGCGGCAGTTGCAACAACACCTTGTACGAGGGCTTCTGGACGTAAGACCTTGCGGCCGAATACGTGAAGACCACGAACGATGTCGCTGAATGTGTCAGTTGAACGGACAACTTCTGTCTTAGCGATGTGCGATGCAGTCGCTGTAGAAGACATGTGACCCGCAAGAACTACGAAGTCGTTTGTAGTGTCCTGTGAAGTGATAGTCACAACGTCAGTACCAGAGTTGTTCAGCGCAGTTGACTTGTAGCAAGCCATACCTGCAATGTTGCCCTGCATGACGAGACCGTTACGTAATGGTGAAGTTCCGTCGCCAGTTACCTGTACTTCTGCGAACTTAGCACCCGCACCAAACAACGCTTCGTAGAAAGCAGGAGGTGCAACGAAGAAACGGTTTTCTTCTGGGATAGACTGGTCGTCTAAAGCACGGGCCATTGCCAACATCATGTTTACAGCAGTGTCACCTTTGGTTGCCGCTGTGTAGATGTTGATTGGAGCACCGACAGTACCGAAGTCAGTACCTGTGTTACCGGCACCGTCAACCATCGCTTGGAGGACGTTAGCATCGTACTTACGCTTCAAGGAGAACGCACCTGAAGATGTAGCCAACGCTTCAAAGTTAACGTGTGACTGACGCTCTTCGATGTCGTCGATCTTGAACGCGAAAGCATTCGCTTGGTCAACAATCATTGTGATCTGGTCGTCAGCAAGATCCTGTGGGTTTACCACAGCACCACGTGAGTAAGAAGATACAGTGATTGTAGGTTCTTTGATGATGCGGACTGTGTCACCGTAGTTTTCGATTTCACCTGCATAATCAGTGTTTGTGATATCCTCTACGACAGAGGCACGACGGAAAAACTTCAGGACTTTCTGAGAAAAAATCTCAGGAGTAAAGTTACCTGAAGGCAGGTTGTTATAACCTGATGCGCTATTAAAAGCCATGTTGTTACCCTTCCTTATTATGAGATAGTTAGGTTGTTAAAGTTATGATGAATAGTCGATACGTCCTTCAGCACGAGCAGAATCAATTTCAGCTTCTAGCTTTTCAAACTGCCACGGTTTTAGACGACCGATTTCTGAAGCCTTCCAGATTTTTTTATCTCCGGACGACTCCCCGACCACATCTTTCACAGTAGATGTCTTTACCACTGCGGCCGGGTCAGCATCTGAAGCATTTCTCCTTTTCTTTATAGAAACGCCTGTGTCCGCCTTATAAAGATCGACAACACGAATAGCCCATTTAGAATCAGTGTTATTCTTGTAAATACCGTCTGCGATAGAACTTGGCTGTTCATCTAGCCACGTCAAGAATTTTTCGTCTGTTTTAAGGTTTTGAAAGTCTGGGTGGGCATTCAGTAGCTCTTTATAAGCAGACTGAACTTCCATCTTTTTCTCTCGACCTTTTAACGTCTCCACTTCATCCTTCAAGTCTTTGAGTCTATTCTCCGCTTGAAGTGAGGATACAGTTTCTACAATTGCGTAAACATCAGGATAATCCTGCTTAAACTTCGCCAAGTCTTCTGGAGTCTTAGGAAGTTGTGACATGTCTAGTCCGCTGTCTCGACCCGCTTGTTGAGCATTTGCAAGTTCTTCTCGTTCTTGCTTCCACTCGTCAAGTTTAGAATCGTAGTGACGTTTTAGATCGTCGTAACGCTTTTTGTAGTCTGTGTCCGAACCTTCTTGGGGTTCAGCGAAACTTGCATTACCTTCAGGAGTAGCCTCATTTTCTGAGGGGTCCTCAGCAACCATTGTTTCTTCGTCGTCATCCTGATAGACTTCTTCTCTGTATTTACCTCGATAAAGGTTTTGGTTGTTAACAGTTCCGAAACTATCGTTTGCTTTATTAGCGCGATGCCCTTTTGGTTTTGCCATTTTATTCTCCTATCTCACGGGGCCTCATGGCTGAGGGTAGCCGTAGGTTGATTACACGGGGCCCGTCGAAACGGGGTAGCCGTTGCTTAAATCACTCAAACTCAGGTGGAATATCTATAAAACTGTCACCTGACTTTGGTATTTTAATATTTACGTCTCGCTTGTGCGTGGGTTGCATGTATCGAGCAAATAGTTCTGCCGCAAGCTGAGGTGTATCTAAGTTTTTAAGAATATCGATGAACTCTACTTCATCTTTTCCGATCATCTCCCGCAACTCGCGGGTGTTGAAGTTATACTCATCGTCAATTACCGTACCACTATTATTTTCTGTGGCACGATATTCTCCGAGAGTTGTCTGCAACTGGTACAGGGGGTTGTTTAGTATTTTTAGCAACTCCATTGCCCCGCCGGGATTTGCGACTTCACTTACGTAGTAATTTCTTACAGATGTTTTGTTGCGGGTGTCTTCGTAAGTTTTTAATTGATTACGTAAAACTTCAAGAGCTTCTTGTTGAAATTCTGGGTTATCCATATGCCGTAGCTGTTCTCGCGGTACGATATTTCCGCGATAGTCTACGTACCCTATGTTACCTGCTTTATCGAGAACTTTTTCTACAAACGGCGTTCCTGCCTCAATGCGACGTTTCAGTTCTGCTTCGTGCTCTGCATTTCGAGATTTTGCTCGCTCAACAGCGTCCGACATTGCCTTAAGTTCTTCTTGGGTAAAATCTTTCTCTGTGATAGGAGTGTCTTTACCAGCGATAAACTCTCCGAGAAGCCTTACGTTTGTAGGGATAGCTTTGTATAGAGATCCCCCATCAAACTTTTTTTGGCGTTCAATAAAGCCCCCGTCTACGGAAGCCTGTATCGGAGCTTCACCCTCGACGGGTTCAGAAGTCTCCGCTTGTCCGTATTCCTCAACCCTCTCTTTTACTTCTTCTTGTCCGAGAGCGTTAATACTCTCGAGTTTTTGCAACCCGATAATACGAACTAAAACAGGGGGAACGAGAACTTCACCTTCAGATACTGCTACAGAAACAGAATCCTCATCGGTAATTGTACCGTCTGTAGCAGAAATGTCAATCCCTTGTTTTTCAGCTTCTTTTAGAGCAGAAAGGAGAAGCTTACGAATTTTTGAACTTCCATACCGCTCTACAGCAACTGCGTTAATTACAAAAGTACCTTCAGGAACAGCTCCTTCAACATCATCCCTAACGGTATCAGCTTCTGTTGTTTCTTCCGGAGTTCGACCATTGACAAATCCAACAGGGCCAATCTGGTCCTTATTTTCTGGAGAATCTACGGCCACCATGCCGGTCGCTCCACGAACTCGGCCTCCTTCCGCAAAGTACGTATCCGATGAGTCTGGGCTATGCGCATCTTCAGAAGCGGCCGCTTCCGACGTACTCGATCTTCCAGAACTTGGTGATGAAGAGTCTCTACCTCCCCCGTCTCCGCCAGAAACTGTTGTGTACGTTGTTCCACCAACAACAGAAGTCCCGACCTCAGGCCCTGTACTAACTTCTGGCTCCGGTTCAAGATTAAAGTTGTACCGGTTAACCTTTCCTGTGACAGGATCAACGACAGTACGCCACTTGGTTGCTCCCGGAGAAAGACTTGATTCGAGGACGTTGACAATTAACCCTTGTTCTCGTATTTGTTCTGGAGTTAAACGTGAACCGTACTGTCTCTGGACTTGCTGTATCGCCAAGCCATACTCTTCTGGGCTCAACGCCGCAACGAGATCTTCGGCCTCTTGCATCCGGCCGCGAACTTCATCGATAGCCATCTGGTAAGTTTGTTGCTTGTACTCTGCACCAAAAAAGGAGGTCTTTGCGGTTTCTTTTTTACTTTCTAGAGCGTTGAGAGCGCCTGCAAGTTGAGAAGGACTGTACGAAAGAGAATTTACGTAGTCTTTTACCTGATCTCTGTTGAGGTCTGTATAAGTTCGCCCTCTAGAATCAACAAACTCTCCTGTTGCCGCAGAGAACCCCCCGACACCATCTGAAAAACCTTGGAGCCGTTCCCCGTTTAGTTCGCCTGCTTTTGAGTTGTTAAAATCAACAGTCCGATAATCGTACCCGAGTTGTGTTGCGTACATTTTCTGGAACTGTTCTGCGTTTATGTTACGCCCGACGACTTTTGCGCCGTTAATTCCCGTGCCAAAAAGACCATCAGTAGCCTGATAAGTCACGTAACTATTCCCGATCTTCATTCCGAAATTACCCGGAATTCCAGCTTCCATTTTACCGTGGGTGTCCCACATAGTCCGGTAGTTGTTGAGTGCGACTACTTTGCCTAAACCAGACCCTGTTGCGTAGGGTGTTCCTGCCGGAGTCTCGAGAACTTCACCAAACATCATTGTCATTAGTGAAGTCGCCGGCATAAATGCATTGAGTACCCCGACCCCTGCTTTAGCTAGCTGTCCGCCCGGTGTTCTAGTATCGGGTCCAATGTAGCCTAAAGGGTTTCTTTCTGCGGCTTCACGCGCACTAAGAATAGCACTTGCTGGGTAATCCCCGAGCTCATCGTCCGATACTTCCCGGTACACACCTGTCGGTTCTCGCAAATAACTTTTACCCGATTGAAAACCTGATACTTGTGTACGAAGACCCCCAACTGCTTCAGACTCTCGGAGGTAACTCGGTGTCTGGCCGATTCCGACTTTCAAAGCCTCAGACTTTGCGGCCTGTACGATAGGAGACCAACTCTCTGTGACTCCAGCGGCAAGGAGAGGCATCGTGTTTGCTGAAACACCCTCCGATATCCTCAGAAGTGTTGAGTAGTCTTTTGTTACCCCGTATTGTGGTTGGGCCGACCCAACAACCGCGTCTAGGTCGTTAATCTCTATCCGTGCTGAAGGAGTCTCAATCGTCGTGGTAGGTGCGAGCGCAGATGTTAAATTAGTGCCGACAACATCGACATTAGGCCCGTCGCTTCCGGACGTGTCGACGCCAGTATCTACAATATTTGTTGTAGGTCCTCTCGCTTCTTCCGCACGACGCCGCCGAGCTCTAGCCCGAAGGTTTTCGTAAAACGGGTCGGAAGCGTAAGGGCTACTGTAGTTAGCCATGTTGTGCAACTACCTTTTTATGGTTATTCTTGAGGTTGAGGAGACTGTCCAGTAAAGCCGCTTTCCCCTGAAGCTGGTACATTTCCCGTTCCGATTGTGCCGTTACCAACCCCCGAATTGTCATTTGGTGGAGGTCCATCAGGTAACTGTTCAGGGCTTCCCATGCCTGCGGGTTGTTGATCAGCGGCCCCACCGCTTGGGCCTGTTCCTTGTTGAGCATTCTGGAGTCCTTTTAACATTTCGGCGTAGAGCTTCGCTTCTTCCATATCGTTGACAAGAAGATCTGGATCAATGTCTTGAGAGATAGCAAGTTCTTTAACGAGGTTTGGAATTTTAATAAACGGAGCAAGCATCGGGTTTGCAATCGTCTGGAGTAAAGTTGTGAGACGTTGCGTACGTACTTCTTTTTGCATAACCGCAGAAGTACCTCGAGGCTTGATCTCGAGATCTCCAATAATTTCAGGAGACTTATCGTTGTATTGCATATTCCACTGGAAAAAAGCTTCTCCGAGAGGCTTGAGCAAGTAGTCATCAATATTCTTGATAACGGTCTTGATAGACAAGTTACCCGAGGAAAGTAGCATAGATAGCCCTGAGGCTGTACGTCCGGTCCCTGTTACGCCTGTTTGACCGTGCATAATAGAGGGGATGCCTGTTTCCTCATCAGAGAGCTGACGGGCAATCTGGTACATCTGAATGTTCTCTGGAGCCGTATTAGGAAACTTGAGACCATTAATCGCAGTACCTGTAACCCCAGATTGACGCCTAAAGACTTTTCCGGGAAAAATATCGAAGTTCTGACCGGGAACGAGACTTGCTTCGTCCACGTCGAATACGAGGTTGCCCGCCAGAGCTAAGTTATCAATAGCCATGCGGACATGACCATTCATCAGCATCTGAGCATCTTCCATGTTCTCGGCAACGCCTACTCCCCATATTTGATACGGGTTAATCTCGTAAGGGAATGCGTGGAACGGAATGCGAGCAGGCGTAAAAGGATTTAGGACGCACCGGATAACTTCTGACCCGCAAACCCAAGCGTTAATTTGTACTTGGTCGAGTTCAGAAACGGTATCCGGAAGTTCTAAGCCTACCTCACGGGCAAAGTTAGCATCGAGAACACCCCAGTACTCAAGAACCTCAAACCGGTTTTCATTGTGGTTTGGTTGAGTGTCTTCTTCGCGAATAGTATCTTCGTAGTACTTGTCCTCGTAGTTAGGTCCCCGTACCAAAACATTCTCAATTGCTCTGAGATTAAAAAACGGCCGGTTGATCAAGTTACGAAGTTGCTGACGGGACATCCGGTGACGCTGAATAACGTACTCACAGTCCTCGATGTTTGTTGCTGAAGGATCAGGATGAAAGTCCCAGATTGATACGTGCTCAATCCGTGGCACAATCTTTTCTTCTGGTGTATACTCTCGTTCTCCTTCTTCACCCTTCGTCCACTTGTGAACTCGTTTGTAAAAATTGAACGGGCCTTTAATGATACCAGTGCCGAGCAACGAAGACTCAAAGATTGCATTACGGAGTACGTTTACTGCATTTGTATCTAAGAGCTGATCGTGGATAGTCTTCTCGAGCATTCTTGCCGCTTCACGCGCAGGCTCAACTTGGGGCTCCCCAAAGTTTGAGGGGCCTTCCGTGAGAGGCATTCCTTCATATTTTCCGAAGTTCGTAGTAGCTTCTGTAGCTCCGGGGGGAAGCTCTCTACCATCTCCAGCGTACCCGAACGGGTCCTGCTGTGGTCCTTGCACTTGATCGAGAGGCCCTGTGAGATGAGCAAACTCTGCGATTCCTTCTGGAACAGGCGTTGACTCAACTACGATTGGAAATTTTTTGTTTGCAAACAAGATGTCCGCAATCTGACCGTAAGCCGCAAGAACTTTTGTCTTTGTAATTTTAATAAAGACTTTAGAACGCTCAGAATCTCGGTACTGCGTCGTGGAGTCGTAGATACCTCGGAAATTTTTGTAGGCTTGAAGCCATCTTTCCTCGTGGTACCGTCTCCCGTTTTCAGAATCCTCGAATTTTGATTTGATGTGGCCTGCAAGACCCACCATCTGTTCACCAGCGTTAGTGACCTCTACCTCACCGTCATCGGCAGGCTGTAGGAACCCATTGTCGGACATGCTGTTTACCTAATGTAGATAGAGTTATTAAGCGAGTGGAGACTCGTTTGCTTTTGCTAAGAAACTAGCGTCAACAGTTGTCTTTGTCTGCTTCTTAGGCATTGCTTCAATCAACACATCTGTCTTAGCTACAGTGTCAAAATCGGCTTTTTCACGGTAGAGGTTATTCTCACCGCAGTTGTAGTCGATAGTTTTTTTGTCAGCATTCATGATGTCTGCTTCTGAGTATTTCATTGCATTTTCCTCGGTTTTATCGTGCTTTTATGTCTTCGGGGTTGATCCCCATGTTTAATAGTTGGTTTTCGTACGCTTTCACTTGTTGTGCATCAATCTGTTCTTGAGATAGCGGCTCTTTCATTCCTAGTTGTTCCATTCCCGCTCTTACCCCCTGTCCTACTAACTCTACAACTCCGAGCGGTCCTTCTTTCATTCCGATGTCTTGCGTGACGTACTGTTCTGCTTCAGAACCTCCGTAGCCAGCTTCTTCGAGAACTTTTAACCGATTCTCGGTGTCGACGAAGCCCATTCCGGGAACGCCCAATGCTCCGAGTGCTTTCTTTCCAAAATCAAAAAGTCCGCCGAGGTTTAAGCCACCTGTTTTTTTGGTGATTTCCTCTGCTTCTTCGATAGCGTTTTGCTGAAGACGCTCTTGTCTAGTTGGGGCTGTATCTTGTATTTTCGCTGTTTTTTGCTGTTCTTCGAGGCGTTGTTGTTTGATTTTTTCAGCCTCTAGTCCCGCTGTTTCTGCGGCTT